TATAAAGGGCTAAGACAAACTTATTATGACTTATTAGATGAAGCAGTTATAAACGTAGGGCAAGGCAAAGAAACATTTGATAGTGCTATGTATAGGCAATTAAAAGAGATAGGTGGTGGGGGTATGAAAGTAATATTTCCAACAACCTATGTAAGTAAAGATGAAAATGGCAACCCTATAATAAAAAATAGAGTAATGAGAGCCGATAGTGCAATACGTATGCAGATGAAAAGTGCGTTAAGAGATATGCACAATAGCATACAAGAACAAATAGGCAATGAGTTTGATGCTGATGGAGTAGAGATAAGTGTTCATCTTAACCCAGCACCAGACCACGAATTAGTACAGGGTAGGCAATTCAGTAAAGAACAATTTAATAACTTTCAAAATGATACAGATGCAGTAAGTTATGATGGCATAGAATTTCCTGCTGAATTTGAAGGACACGATAGACGTAGTATAAGTCAGTATAATTGCTATCATTACACGTTTTCAATAGTGCTAGGTGTAAATAAACCACAATATTCTAATGAAAAGTTACAGCAGATAATAGATAGCAATGACAAAGGTTTTGACTTTGATGGTAAGCATTATACGATGTATGAGGGTACACAATTACAGCGTAAGATAGAAACTGAGATAAGAAAAGCAAAAGATACTCAGATAATAGCAAGAGCAAGTGATAACAAAGAATTGATAAGAGAAAGTCAAGAAAGAATCACACAATTAACAACTAAGTATAAACAATTAAGCGAAGCAAGTAGTTTACCAACAAAAGCAAACAGAATGCGTGTAAGTGGTTATCAAAGAGTTGCAATTAAGTAACAACTATGCTATAATGTAATTGAGTAATAAATTTGGAAAGAGTAATACTCAATAACAATTGTGTGCTACCTAATTAGCACCCATTTGCTATGTCAAAGAGTGCTACCTTATAGGTAGCATTGAGTAGATATAAGACTGGATTTTAGCCAATGAGTTAGTCAGTATTAAAAGAGGAAACCTTTGGGCTCAATATATCTATTCAATGGTGCTTATAAGGCACTCATTTAGCACACACCTTTCTGATAGAGCATTTGCAGATGCTCTTTTTTCTTATTTAAAAACGTAAACTTTGTGTCAAATATTAGCACTTTACACTTGAATACTCAAAATCACAAATTTTAATTTTTTTTTAGCACTTTTTGCCTTGCAAACCCTTGATTTATAAGGGTGTAAACCTCAATGTCAAGCACTTTACGTTTTACATTACTACAATTTTGTGATATAATATAGTCATATAAAGAAAGGGAAAACCCTGACTTTATATATGTTATTTGACAATTTAAAAGGAGGTAAATTATGAAAAAAGCATTTGTTTGCAATGATAGATTCAACAAAGATGAAAGTTTAAAACAAATGATAAGTGAACTTGATTCAGGTAAGATTCTATCAGTTGGAACAGATTGTCTGGGACACGGTGATAATAATGCAACGCAAGAATCAATTAAAAGAAAACTAGAAGAGCATTATGGCACTAGACTAGAAATTGTTTCAAAAGAAGGTGTGTATAGTTATAGTTATACATACAGATTAAAAGATAGCGAGAAGTAATTAAACTTCTTGCTATCAATTAAAGGGAGGTAAATTATGTATTATCATATTTATACGTCTAAAAGAAAAGTGCTTTTAGATATTAGTGAAAAATTAAGATATGATTGCAATAACGATTTTAAATACTTTGATATATTAGTATTTAAACACAAAGGCGACCATACAGCAACAAAGCCAAACTCATTTGAAGAATTAGAATCACTATTAAAAGATACAGATAAAGTTTATTCATTTAATAGAGTAGAAACTAATTTGCACGGTGCAATTGGCTATGATATTGTACTTGATGAATAATGTTATTAAGATTAAGTGTGAGAGGAATGAAAATTCCTCTTGCATTTTATGTTAATATGTAGTAATATATTAGCAAAGGAGGTAGATTATGGATTTTGATAAGTGGAATGAAGTTATCAATGGTGAACATACTTATAATGCAATAGCCAAAACATTATTAGATACTGGCAAATGTATTATTGGTTGGACAGACCAAGTTTATGACCATCGTGATATATTATTTACTTACAAGCCTAAACATTTAGGCGGTGAATTACAAAGAGGTATGAGATGGTGTTACTTATATATTAGCATCATAGACCATACTTCTATGGGTTTTTTAATAGAAGATGATAACAATAACACGAAACACGAAACATATTTAATGGAAAAATTAAGATTAGATGACAATAGTTGTAATAAAAAAATATGTGAATTAGTTAATGGTGTTATTAAAGAGATTGATAAATTAAAAGTTTAAAAAAAGAAAGAGGTAAATTATGACTTTATATCAAAAGAAAAGAGTGCAAAATAATATAAAAAGGGTAGATATGGCTAGAATGTTAGGGCTAGATTACAATTATTATTGTGCAATTGAGAAGGGAGAAATTAAAATGCCAATGAATTTAATTGATAAGTTTAGTGAAATTATAAATAGAGGTAAAGGAAATAAAATTGATGAAATTAACAATAAATTAGAAGCAGATAAATTTTGGGAAGAAATGAGTGCTAAAGATGAAACTGGAAGATTTGAATTAGTAAACAAAATGCACGATTTTAATATCAATAATTATAAAGAGTTAGTTACAGTATTAGGTTATAAGAGTGTAGGAACAATATATAATTATTTAGAAGGTAGAAATCCAGTTGGTGATGAGTTTAAAAAGAGATTATACAATTTCTTTAGTGATGAAACAAATATACAAATACCTAAAAAATCAGCAAGAGTAAAAAGAGCAACTTATAAAATAGTAGAAACACCAAGAGAAATAAACCCTGAACTAGATGAATATTATAATAATACAGATTTTAAAAAGATAATGCGTATAAATGGTATAACAAATGTTCAAATAGCAAGTGCTATTGGAGTGCATAATAGTACAGTGGCAAATATGACTTGTAAAAAATACAAACCAAGTTATAGAATTATTGGCGCAGTTAAAGATTATTTAGATGATTACCTTGCTAAGTTAATGCCAGAAGAAAAAGCAAATACATTAAATATAAGTGATGAATACGTATCTAAAACAGCATTATTAAGTAAGTGTAATGATGAAATAGCAAAATATCAAGAAGAAATAGATGAATATAATAAAAAAATAAGTGAATTAGCAAATAAATTAGAATTAACAAATAAACTTATGGATATGATTAAAAGTATGTAGGTGATATAATGGCTTATGGTTTTAGAGATGACTTTGATTGGGAAAATAGATGGGAACTAAAAACTAGAATAAAAAATTATTTAATATCAACTGTTGATTTAGGAATAGACCATAGTTTTGGTATTGGCGAACCATTATATTATGAAACAATGATATTTAAAGAAGTTGATGGGCAGATTGTTGGCTCAATGGGTTATCAAGAAAGATATTCAACCGAAGAAGAGTCTAGAATAGGCCATAAAAAAGCAATTGAGTATGTTGAAAGCGGAGTATTTGATAATGAAGAGTAATTTAATTGATAAGTTATTTAGAGAATTTGATAAAGATAAACAAGTAATAAAAAAGAACTTATTATATGTGATGGATGAAGTGATGCTGGAAACATTTGATGATTATGGCAAGGCAACAATAATAATTAAATATGAGAGGATTGATAAAAATGGCAAAACTAAATAAGCAATACTATTATTCAAGTAAAAAAAATGAGAAAAGAATTAACTGTTATCACGTTATAGTACCTAAATCTGTTGTAAAAAGGGCAGAAATAGAAGAAGATGATGAATTGGCAGTATATTCAGAATATGATACCATTGTCATAAGAAAAAAATATCACTTAACTTGTATGGAATGTGGTTATGAATGGGATAGTGGCAAAGATGCAGATATTCAAACACAATGCCCTATGTGTAATAATGGCGACATACATAGCAAAACTTATGGTGGATTAAATTGATTATTCAAAACAAAGAATTAAATAAAATGCTTAAAGTTTATGGGAAACAATATGTGCTTACAATGTATGCAAATAGAAAGTTTGATATGACAAAAAAGCAATTAGAATACGTTTTGAAATATGGTGATAAAAATGACAAAGAGAAAAGTGAATAATATTAAGTGTGATATATGTGGATATTGCAATAATAATGATTATGTAAAATATTCAGGTGTGTGTCATTTATGCGGTAAAATATTAGACGAAAAAGCATATTTTAAAGCACAGATGAATAAGAAATTACGCTTATGGCGAACTAAAAAAAAGTAGCAAAGTTAATTTGCACTTTTTTAAATTTATGTTATAATGAAAGTATGAATATAGGAGGAATAGATGCAACAAATAATAATAGCGGTTATTAGTGGGTTATGTGTGGCAATACCATCTATTATTACAACTTTATCAAGTAACAAAAAGAATAATGACTTGATAATTTATAGAATAAATGAACTAGAGAAAAAGGTATCAAAACATAATAACGTAGTTGAAAGAATGTACGAAGCAGAAAAAAAGATTACATTACTAGAAAACGAAGTAAATGACATTAAAAGTGCGAAATAGCACTTTTTTCTTGCATTAAATATAAACTTAATATATAATATGCAACCGATTGGGGGATATTATGAAAAAACCACATTATTATTTTGATATGTCAGATGAAGCATATAAGTTTATCATAAAAAAAGGAATATTAAGAGAAAGCAAAAAAGAAAAAACAATATTAGATTTATGCTTAGCGGGTGAAACAATAAAAAGCATTATGATTAAAACTGGCTATTCTGAAAGAACTATTTATTATCGTAAACAAGAAATATACCAAAAAGTAAGTAAATATTTTTTTTAACAGTGTATTTGCAGTTATTTGCAGTTAATTGCAGTTATTTGCACTTTATTTGCGTTGTAAGTAATTAAAAGTGTTGTATCATATTGCAACGAGGTGGGTAAATGGTCGAGAAATTAAAACTCAAAGTAATATACGATGACTTTATAAGCAGTGTTTCACTAACAGAAGAGCAAATAAAGATATTAAATATGTATTTAAAAAAAGATAGCACAGTAAAGATTGCTATGGAAATAGGTGTAAGTCCTAGAACTATTACTTACGAAATAAAGAAAATAAAAAAATTATATGAAGATTATGTATTTATGCAGACGTGGAAGGCGCTACTATTATTGTAGTGCTTTTTTTTGCGATATTTCTTAAACAATAAAAGTTATAGTTAAAGTAAGAAAGGAGAGTTGAAGTAATTAGTTTAAAACACTTTTACTAGACACTCTTTTCATTTTGTTTTAGGAGGTAAAAATGTATAACAATCCATATATGAATACATATAATTCGCAACCTAGCATAGACAGAATAAATGCTCAAATGAATGAGTTACAAAAAATGAAAGAACAACTGCAACAACCAATTCAACCACCAACTAATTTAACGCAAAATTTTCAACTAGCCCCAACTACTAGAGATGTTATTAAATATGCTAACTCAATAGACGAAGTACAAAGAGAAATGATTGTAGGTGATACACCTTTTTTTGCAAAAGATATGTCCGTTGTGTGGATAAAAAATATGAAAGGCGAAATAAAAGCATACGAATTAAATGAAATAATACCTAAAGATAATAAAGATATGCAAATTGAATATCTCCAAGCACAAATAGAAGAATTAAAGAAAGAGATGAATAAAAATGCAAAATCAATTAATGAATATGTTGATGAATCAAATAAAGATGAGAAATCCACAGATGTTTCAATTTCTAAATCAAGCACAAAAAAATCAAAGTAACCCAATGGACTTACTAAAACAAGCAACAAAAAACTATACTCCAGAACAAATGAATAGTTTATTTGAAAGAGCAAAGCAATTTGGCGTCCCAGACGAAGTGCTAAAACAAGCAAAAGATGGTATTAACATAAAATAATGTTGATATAGAATGAAAGGAGGTGAAATAAATGAATGGAAATACAGGAATAACCCCAACTGTTGAATTAGCAACAACTAACGGTGGCAATTCATATCCATACCCAATATATCCAATGATGGGTGGTTATGGCAATAATGGATTTGGTTATGGTGGAGATTGGATTTGGATTATCTTATTATTCGCATTATTCGGTGGCTGGGGAAATAATGGTAATGGTGGTTTCTTTAATGGAGGCTTTGATAATGGCTATGCTTGGCTATCTAATGGTCAAAAAGAAATTATGCAAAATACTAACAATGGCTTTGACACACTACATTTATCTAACCAATTAGATACTGTAAATAGTGGTATTTATTCATTATCTAATCAATTATGTAATTGCTGTGGTGATATAACTAATGCAATAAATACAACGGCTTATAACGCAGAGATTAGTGCAAATAATAGACAAATTGCTGATATGCAACAAAACTTTGCATTACAAAGTCAATTAGCACAATGTTGTTGCGATAATAGGTTAGCAACAGCGAACCTAACTGCAACTGTATTAAGCGAAAACTGTGCCGACAGAGCATTGATTTCAGATGGCTTAAAAGATATTTTGATAAATAATACAGCAAATACGCAGAAAATTCTTGACCAATTATGCCAGGATAAGATAGATGCAAAGAATGACATTATTAGTCAATTAAGACAAGAACTTCTATATGCTAGAGGACAAGCAAGTCAAATTGAACAAACTGCATTATTAAGACAAGGACAAGAGGCAGAAGTAGATGCTTTATATAATAGATTATCTAATTGTCCAGTACCAACTACACCAGTATATGGAAGAACCCCTATATTCACTTGCAACAGCAATAGTTGTGGATGCAATGGATATGCCACAAATTTGATTTAAGCATTAAGTAGATAACTACAAACCTGATTACAGGAACTTGCTAATTTATGAGTAGGCAAGTCCTACTCATTTTTAATAAGAAAGGAGATATAAAATGATACAAGCATTACAAATAACACCAGAAATATTAACTTCAAACACTGATAACGTTAACTTTGATACAGTAGATTTAAGAGGAAGAAACGCTAATTGTTGTGGATGGTTACAATATATGCCAGGTGGTAGTGATTTCACTATTATAGGTGGAGGCTTATTTGAGATTACTTTTAATGCAAATGTAACTTCTGATACAGCAGGAATAGTCGCATTAGCGTTAAAAAGTGCAACTGGGACAGACGTTGAAGGAACTGAAATGGATGCAGAAATAACAACTGCTGGAAACTATGTAAATATTTCATTTACTAAATTGTTAAGAGTTTGTCCTAGAGTAAATACAACAATAGCAGTTGGTTCACTTCCGTCAACTATAACTGGTACAACAACTTTAACAAATACCGAAACTGAAGTACCTGTTATTAAAGATGCTAACTTTATTATTCATAAAATAGCATAATGAGAAACATAGATATAACAAGTTTAATTTTACAAATGTTAAGTCTTGATATCTTATTTAAAGATTATAACAATATTGATTTAATGCAAGAATTACAGCATCAAGATAAAAATTATTTTGAAAGAATAATAAAGCAAAATGAAGAAATAATAAATCTTTTAAAAGAAAGAGGTGATAATGATGGAAGAAACAGTGATAGAGAAAACAAGTGAAGCAATAAAAAGAATTATGGAAGACGGCATTGCAACTTCTAACATAGATAATTTATATAAATTAAGTAAAATAAAACATTTAGCAAAGGAGGATAAAGAAATGTACGGAGAATATGGCAATTATGGTGGAAGAAGACCAGGATATGACAGTTATGGTAATTATGGAAACTATGGCGAATATGGAAGAGGAAATTACGGACGCAGAGGAAGAGATATGAAATATCGTGGTGATGATGAACTTGATAGAATAACTGGTGAATATGGCAGATATCAAGAAAGCCGTAGTAGATACGGTGCTGGTGAAGAAAGCAATAGGTCTTTTCATTATATGGTAAAATCACTTGAAGATTTTATTAGAGTGTTATATGAAGAAGCAGACACAGAACAACAAAAACAACAATTAAGAGAAACATTACAAAGAAGTATGATGTAATATGTACACTTATTATAATGCAAATCAAAACGATAGGCATATAGCAGATTGTGTTATTCGTGCTTTAAGTGTACTAACAGATAGAAGTTGGCGTGAAGTATATGACGAATTAACTGATTTAGCAGGTGATGTAGGTTTAATGTTTGACAGGGTAGAGTTTGTTGAAGATTATTTAGATAAAAGATACCAAAGAGAATGCCATTATGCTAAAACAGTAGGAGAATTTGCACGAGAAAATGATTATGGAAGATATGCAGTTACAATGAATGGACATATTACTGCTATTATAAATGGTGAAATTATAGATACATTTGACCCAAGCAATAGGATTATGCGTTGTGCTTGGAAAATAATTTAATTTGTGCTATAATTAAATTGCAGAGCAATCTGCATAAATTTTTTTCATTTCACTAAGTCTATGGAAAAGCCTTTGTGCTTTTTCTTTTTATATGCTATAATTAAAGTAGGTGATAATATGCGTTATATTATAATGTGTGCTGGGAAAGGCAAAAGATGGAACAACTATTTAGGTGTGCCTAAGCATTTAATTACAATTAACAATGAAACATTATTACAAAGAACAACTAGATTACTAAAAGAAAATAATATAAATGATTATTTAATAACAGGTAAGGATGAAAGATATAAGCAATATGGTAAGTTAATACCACAAACAAATAACGATTGTGAAATTGATAGATTTGAAGAAACTAGCGATAATGAAATATGTTATTTATATGGAGATGTATATTATAGTGAAGATGCTATAAAAACAATAGTAAATACAGATACAAGTGATGTAATGTTTTTTGGCAGTGAAGATGAAATATTTGCAATAAAAATTAAAGATAGAAATTTATTTTTTAAACATAAAGCAATAGTAAAAGAAAAATACTTAAAAGAAGAGATTTTTAGATGTATTGGTTGGGAAATATATAGAAGTATGAATAATATACCATTTGATGAACATATTATTAACAATAGATATTGTAAGATACTAGATGAAACTGATGATATTGATTATCCTGAAGATTATGAAGATTTTATTAAGGCAAGGGTGATATAATGAAAATAGCAGTTGATAAAAATTCAATAGATATGGTTAATTCTAAAGATGAATATGTTTATTTATTTGATAAAGAATCACTAGAAGAATTACTTAAATTAAAATTACATTGTCTTTATTATAAAGAATGTAACTATGTTGATATTAACTTAACTGATTATAATGTAGATTGTTTTAAAAAAGCGAATAAAGAAGATAAAAATTGGCGTAAGATAGAAAAAAAAGATTATAGAATAGGAATAATAATACCTAACTGTAATTATGAGCATACGATAGATAAGTGTTTATCATCAATAGCAAGTCAAACATATAAAAATTACGAAGTTATATTTATAGATGATATGTCAACTGATAACAGTGTTAAAATAGCATATAATTATATAGAAAAACTAACTAGCATAAAGATAGTAAAATTAAAGCAAAAAAGATTAAATGGTGGTGCTAGAAATGAAGGCTATTTATGGTTAGATGAAAGTGTTGATTATGTTTATTATGTAGATAGTGATGATTGGCTATATAGTGATGATGCACTAGAAAAAATAAATAATAAATTACAAAGTCAACCTGATGTGTTATTCGTAGCAATGGCACAATACAAAAATGATAAGACAACAACGTGCTTTATACCGACATATAATGATAAATATGAAGCAATTGCTGGTTGGAGTGGAAGTTGTGGTAAAGTAATAAAGAAGGAACTAGCAACTAGACAAGAGTGTCTTTATAATGAGGGTACACTAAAAGAAGATAGAAACCAACATTGTAAAGTATGTATTTATATGAATACGTTTGCATTATTAAAAGAACCTGTTTATGTATGGAATAAAGATAATTTAAAGTCAGTAACAACGATAAGAGATAAAATAGTATGGGGGACAAGTACAATAAGACATTATGCTGATACTTTACAATTATATTTGAGTGAAAAAGGTAAAGATGCTAAGATAGATAAATATTTAAGTGAAAGGGTAGAAAAGACAAGAACTGAAATGCAAAATGGTGGTGATAAACAATGGTAAATGAAATTAAATTAAGCATCATAATACCATATTATAAAACTTATGAATTAACTGTTAAATTATTAAAAGAATTATCAATACAAGTAAATAATGAAGTAGAGGTAATACTAACAGATAATGGTGGTAGTGAAGAAAGATTAGATGTATTTGATTTTGCTAAGATTATACACTTAAAAGAAAATGTTGGTGTATCAGCAGGAAGAAATATAGGCATAAAAGAAGCAAAAGGCAAATACCTAGCATTTGTTGATTCAGACGATATGGTAACGAATGATTATGTAGATGTATTATTAAAGACAATAGACGAAAGAAATGAAGATGTGATATACTTTAATTGGGCTGATTTTAATAAGAATACGATAACAAGACACCCTGAAAATTATGCTGTATGGAAAGCAATATACAAAAGAGAAATATGCCCTATGTTTCAAGAAGATAAAATGTTTAATGAAGATGTCTTTTTTCAAGAAGATTTACATAAGACACATAAAAGCATTTATTATATAGATAGAGTATTATATATTTATAACTCAAATAGAGTTGGTAGCCAAATGTGGAGGAGAAATAATGGTAAGATGTAGGGTAGTAGAACAGTTTACATTAGCAGATTTTGATAAATTATCAAATATAAAAAGAAAGAGCATTGAACAAAAAGGCAAGTTGTTTGTAGGTGATGAGTTTGAATGTAATGAAGAAATGGTTAAGTATTTAACTGGTGGTAATGAAAAAAAGAAAGTAGTAGTAAGAATTATTGAAATAATACCCAAAAGATAATCTTACTTTAATATGGGTTTAGTTTAATGGTAAAATGCTGGTCTCCAAAACCAGAGATGATAGTTCGATTCTATCAACCTATGCCAATTGGGGAAAAAAGTTTTTGTCAGTGCAAATCTGACTACCCGACCCCTACCGCTGTTGAAGTGTAATAGTAGCACGTTAGGCTCATAACCTAAAAGAGGAGTGCAATTCTCACAACAGCAACCAATTTGTAAATAAAGCAATAATATGCTATAATATAAAAAGAAAAAAAGGAGGAAAAAATTATGGCAAAAAATTATGATGACATCGGAGGTGTTTGGCGTACAATTGGTGGTAGAAGAGTATTCATCAAAAATGGTCAATCACTAAGTGAAGCAATGATAGAAAGTGGCAAGTTTAAAAATCTAAGAGAAGAATATAAAAAAGATAAAGAAGAAAAAGAGCAGAAAGGCATAAAAGAGATTTCTTATATTGGACAAGATAATAAAGAACATAAGATGAACAGTTATGATTACCCAGAAGATAGAGATGCTTACCATAAATATTTAGAAGATAAATATGGCACTTATAAAGAGGAAGAAATTGTAAAAAAAGACAA